GATTGAAACAGTTGATTCAGCAATGAAGAAGCTTGACAATACAACTCAAGAAACAACAGAAGCAACAAAGAGTCTCAAGGCACAAATCAGAGAAGCTACTCAACAGCTTCTTGAGATGTCAGATGATGATCCTCGAAGACAGAAGTTGATTGAGCAGATAGGTCAGATGAAGGATCAGATGGCAGATGCTGCTGACCAAATCAAAGGGAATACAGGGCCAGCTTTCGAGAGCATGGGCAACACCTTTGGCATCATGACAGGGCAACTTGCCAATCTTGACTTTGACGGATTAGGAAAGTCATTGACACAAGTTGGTGCATCTATTGGGAAGGTCAATTTCAAGATGCTCAAGGAAGAGCTTGGTGGACTTATCAAGGGAATAGGAGACATGGGGAAGGCACTTCTTGCAAATCCTATATTTTTAATAGGAGCTACAATTGCTGGAGTAATTGCATATTGGGATGAATTGAGCTCTGCTGTCAAGAACTTTAGTATCACACAAGGAGAGGCAATTGACAACATGATGAAGAGCGATGCAATGCTGAAGGAGACTGAAGGTCTACAAATACAGCAAGCAGAAATTGAGCTACTTGTCAGAGCAGTGAATGACCATAGCAAAAGTGAGGAAGAGAGAAAAAATGCTCTGGATAAAGTGAACTATGCATTGGAGCAGAATGGTATTGCAGCGATTGATGACATTAACAACACAGCTGGAATCATCAATGCAAAGAATCTATTGATTCAGAAGCTTCAGCAAGAAGCAAAGGTGAGAGGACAGATGGCCTATCTGGAGGAGCTCTATGCTAAACAAGCCAGACTGATGGCAGATAAGGGATTCACTACAACAGTCTCTGAAGCCAATGCCGCTGGTCTTGAATTGCTTGGATTGAAAGGTACATTTGTTCAGACCATGACTGATATGTCAGGCTCAATGTTCGGAACAACTGTGACTGATTTGGAGAATGTAAAGAAAGAGATTGATTTCATCAGTGAATCAATCTATAATGATCAACAAGCTCTTGATGCATTACAAATCAAAAATTTTGAGAGAGTAGTGGTCAAGAAAAAAGACATTCAAGATCAGGTCAGGAATGACAATAAAAATGAGAAGGAAGAGGAGAAAAAAGCTGAGGAGGATCATGGTAAAGAAATGGAAGCCATTGCTATCAAATCTCTTGAATTTAAAGGTGCAGTCACAAATCAAATAGCCATCAAATCTATCACAGACAGACATGCCTATGAGCAATATCTTGAGGAGGAGAATGCAAAGAAATTAGAAGCTATAAAGAGACAGCATCTGGAGAACTATATCACCATCACAGGCAATGGATTGCAAGCTCTTGGTGACTTAGTTAGTGCATTCAATATCAAAGACGAAAAGAGAGCAAAGAAGCAATTCCAAATAATGAAGAGCATTCAGATGGCATCTGCTTTGATTGACACATACAAAGCAATCACCGGAGCTCTTGCAGATACATCTCCAATCCCATACTACATGAAGGTAGCCAACGCAGCCATAGCTGGAGCAACAGGATTTGCACAAGTTGCCAAGATTGCACAGACACAATTCAATTCACCTGTCACAGATGGAGGTGGTGGATTGAATGGTGGCACAGATGGTGGAGGTGGTGGAATGCAAGCTCCTCCAATTGACTTCTCATTCATGCAGCAGACAGGACAGCCCAATACAGTTGAGACTTATGTGCTTGCTGGAAATGTAGCCAATGCACTTGAAGCAAGACAAAAAATCATTGACCAATCACATCTATAAAAAAATGAAAAAGCAATCTTTTCCACTATTAAGAAAAGCCATCAAGAAGGGAGTGCATGAGGGACTGAGTAGAGTAGATGATATGGACATCACAAATGAAGATGCCATCATCATTGAAATTGTTGAGGCAATTATTGAACAGATAGAAGAACAATACAATTTTGAACATGAGTGATGTAAAGGTTATAGAATATGGTCTTGGAGACAATGATGAATTCGGAGTCTATGCCATCTCATTGGTAGATCAGCCAGCTATTGAAGTGGACTTTGTTGCTTTGAAAAAAGACAACATACTTCTGGCAAGAGTAGAAGATGGAGAGAAGCGGATGCTATATGGCCCAGCTCTTATCCCTGATCAGCCAATCTTGAGATATGATAAGAATGGAGAGAAATATTTCATTAAATACAGCAAAGAGACAATTGAGAAGACTGCTCAAGAATTCTTGAAAAGAAATCTCCATCACAATCACACAATTCAGCATGAGATGCCTGTGGCCAATCTCACTGTTGTGGAGTCATGGATAAAAATGGGAGAGGACAAAGGAATGAACTTTGGCTTTGACTTACCAGATGGCACTTGGATGATTGGCGTGAAGGTAGATGATGATTCTACTTGGGAAGCAGTGAAGCAAGGTGCAGTGAAGGGATTCTCAATAGAAGGATTCTTTGTGGCTGAGAAAGAAGAGCTCACAGATGAGGATGAGCTTGAGAGAATGCTGACACAAATTGTGCAGTCATTAGAAACAAATTTGTAAAAAATTCCACTTACTAATAACACAAAAAAAATGATTCAAGAACTGATCAACAAATTTGCTCCAATGCTTGAGAAGCATGGGGTGAAATTATCAGCAGCAGAAGAGACAGTCACTATTGAAATGGCTGTTGAAGGTGCTCTTGCTGATGGCACTGCAATCTTCTCTCCAGCATCTGAATGGGTTGAGGGAGTAGAAATCTATGTGATGGATGCAGAAGGCAATCCAATACCATTGGCCGATGGTGAATACTCACTTGACAATGGCAAGATCATCGTAGTTTCTGAGGGAAAAGTTGCTTCAATTGCTGAAGCTCCTGTAAACGAGGAAGAGACTCCTGTTGAAGAAGAGCAAGCTGCTGAAGAGAGCTATTCAAAAGATCAAGTTGAAGCAATGCTTAACAACATCATCAATGAATTCACAACTAAGTTGTCAGCTGTTGAAGCTCAATTGAGTGAGGCAAATTCAAAGATTGTTGAATTGTCAAAAGCTCCAGCTATCAATTCAGTGAAGCAAAGAGCTGCACAGACTCAAGTTGTTGCTCCTGTTAACTTGAAAGAAATGAAATCAATTCACCACAGAGCAAATGCTATTGTGGCCAAATACACAAACAAATAACAAAAACAAGAAAAAGAAATGGCAACATCATTAACCATCTCATCTTCAAGCTATGCTGGTGAATTAGCTTTACCATACATTGCTGCTGCTGTATTGTCAGGAGATACTCTTTCAAATGAGTATGTGACAATTCACGAAAACGTAAAGTACAAAGCTGTACTTAAAACTTTATCAACTACAGGCATCGTTAAGGCTTGGGGTTGTGACTTCGACAATTCAGGTACTACTTTGACTCTTGCTGAAAGAGTGCTTCAAGTGACTGACTTGAAAGTAAATATCGAAGTTTGCAAGGATCAATTTGCAAAAGATTGGGAAGCTGCTCAAACAGGAAGAGGTTTCATCAATGATCAAATCCCAGCTACATTTGCTGACTTCATGCTTGCTCACGTTTCTGCAAAAGTTGCTGAGTCAATTGAATATAACATCTGGCAAGGTAACTTCACACCAGGCGGAGCTGCTGCAACTTACACTGCATTCACAGGAATTCTTGAGACTTTAGATGTTGCGAAATCAGGTACACCTGATGTTAACATCGGAACAATCTCAGCTTCTACTGTTGTTGCAGATATCCAATCTGTTGAGGCTGTATTGCCCGCTGCATTAGTTGGTGATCCCGCTGTGAAGTGCTATGTGAATAAAAAGACTGCACAATTCTATCGTCAAGCTCTTGGTACATTGGGATACTTACAGCAATTCAACGCTGCTGTTGCTGTGCCTATGACTATTGATGGGTACGAGATGTATGTTTGTCCAGGTATGCCTGACAACACTGTTGTGTTTGCCAAGAAGGACAACTTGCACTTTGGAACTGATTTGAATTCAGACTTCAATGAAGCAAAAGTTGTTGATATGTCAGAAACTGATGGTTCAGACAACGTTCGTGTTGTGATGAAATTCAGAGCTGGTACACAAGTTGCTTTCCCAACTGAAGCAATCCTAGCATACTAAGAAGAATCCTTTGTTCAGTAGGTGAGAGACTTGTGCTCTTGCTTACTGAACAGATTCATTTTATACAATAATAAAAAAATTAAGACACAACAATGAGCTGTAGCCTAACACATGGGATGAGCATCAACTGCAAAGAAGGCATTGGTGGCATCAAAGCTGTTTATCTTGGTACATTCGCAACATTCGGTGAGAATACTGCGACTATCAACGGAACTACTAACATAGTTACTGCTCTTGCAACAGGAACAATCTACAAATATGATTGTCCAAAGAACACAGGAAGCTTCACAGAAGAGGCTGCTATCTCAATTGAGAATGGAACAATTTTCTATACTCAGACTGTAGTGGCTGCTCTTCATGGTTTATCTTCTGCTCGCTCTTTAGAGCTTCAGAACATGGCAAAGGGAAGACTTGTTGTTTTCGTGCAAGACAGCAATGACAACATCTGGATGGTTGGATATCACACTTCTGCTGAAGTGACTGCATTCACTACTCAGACTGGAGTAAACAAAGGAGATATGAATGGATATAATATCACATTCACTGCTGAAGAAAAGAACAAAGCTTACATGCTTGATGCTTTTGATCCAGCAACTGAATCTCCATTCGACAACTTTGCAACTATCACAGTTAGCACAAGTAATATTTAATCTTACAAGTACGAATGCTGTACTTGTTGACAAATACATCAGCACAGCTCCTCTTTTTGCAGATACAAGAAGGGGAGCTTTTGCTGTCTAATTTTTATACAGATTACTTGCTTGAGCTCACCAATGAGCAGACACTTGAGAAGCTGTATTGCATTCCACAAATAGCTGTGACGAATGACAGATACACATCA